GTGCATCTGGAACATTTGGTACACCAACCTATGTCAACGCTACTGGTGGTGTTCGCGTATTCCGTACGCTGCTCGCTGGTAAGCAAGCATTGGCAGAAGCGGTTGGAGAAGAGCCACACATGGTTCTTGGACCAATCGTTGACAAGTTGGGTCGTTTCCGTCCAATCGGATGGTACGGTCTGCTTGGATGGAAGCGTTACCGCGACCCATCATTGGTCCGTATTGAAACTACCTCTTCAATCCACACTGGAGCCTAGTAGTTAGATAAAAATTGGTGGCCCCCTCTTCGGAGGGGGTTACCTCTCAACAAGAAGGAAATATGGCGACATACACATTTACAATGCCTAGCACCCGCGAGGGTCCAGCAGGTTTTGACTCATTGTTTTATCGCTATAAGTTAGACCGTGCAGATTCACTCATTGTTACCGCGGCTGGAGTCCCCACCCAAAAGCGCACATTTGAAGTGTCAGAAATTACCAGCGCACAAGCCGCTGGTGGTTACGCATACATAGGTGGGCATGTTTACTCGATAACAGCCAACGAAGTGTCCCTGCTGACTACAGCGGGCTATGGCGCCTACATCACAGTTTCTTAGGGGATTTATGAACTGCAATCACATACCAAAGGTTGTTACATGGGGTATAGATAGAAAGCGTAATTGCAAGTCTATAGTTACCCTTTATGGTTGCACCAAATGTGACATTACTTGGAAGAAATTGCCCAAGTTTGAAGATAAAGAACCAGAGCATTTTCACGCTGAATACGTGGAAGGTTGCTTTGCTTGTAAAGTCAAGACATTAGAATTGAACCCTGGAGATGCCTCAAGAGTTAACTCAATGCCTCAGAAAAAGTGGGACAAAGAGTTGGCCGACTACAGGTCTGCTCGCAAACAAGGTATACAACCAGCGGGTACAACCCGCAAACATATTGACGAGGCAATAGCCGCAAGTGATAGGTCTGGCATGGCTTTTAATGCAGACACTATGGGTAGCGCCAAGACAATGACTGCTGAAAAAGCAGAAGTAATGAAATTCCTAGATAACGTCAAATAAGGAGCAAACAATGTGCGCTAGTTGCGGATGCGGTAAGAACGTCACAACCCCACAGGGGTTGGAGCAAGCCAATTGGACTGGCCGTCCAGAGGATAAGTACGGCAAGTATGATGGTGTAGGCGGAACAAACAACCCAGGTAATAGCAAGTAATTTAAGGAGCAAAAATGGCCGCAGGAGACGGACTCACAACAGTCTATCATCTTAATCGTCTTGCTGGCACTTTGCTCAATGGAGTGCCACAGTTAGACTTCAACGGTGCCGCCACAACATGGGGCAAAAACGTAACTGGAGTTCAAGTGTCTCGTGGCATTGACGCTCTAAACGCCATCTACGCATTTCGCAATGGTGGCAAAAACCTCTATCTTGATGTCCCTGGGGTTTTGAACATGATTTATAACAACACTATGGGACTTGGTGAAGACGAAGCCGCTCGGAGGATTGTTTCATAATGACATCCACACTTTCAGATATAGTCAATGAAACGCTGATAACCCTTTCTGGTTATACAGCACTTCAAGACCAGGCTACATCTTTGGCGGGCAATATGCTTGCTGGCGATTTAACTTTTACCACCAATGGCAATATTCAACTTTCCAAAGGGTTGGTTGAAATTGATGATGAACTAATTTGGATAGATAGTTATTCCAGTACAACCAATATTGCCGTTGTATCACCCTATGGGCGTGGTTATCGTGGAACAACTCCAGCCGCACACAGCGCTGGTACCCGCATAACACTTGCTCCATCGTTTCCCCGTTCGCAGGTAGAACGCAGCATTTCTGCTGCAATTGATGGGGTGTATCCAGATTTGTTTGGTATTGGAACAACCACATTTTCTTTTTCACCAGCAATAAACACGTATTCCATACCAGCAGATGTCATAGATGTAATTTCTGTTGCATGGCAAACTGTTGGACCCACCAAAGAATGGATACCAATTAAAGATTTTCGCCTTGATTTGGTCGCAGACCCAACTACATGGGCAACTGGCAAAACTATCACAATTTACAGTCCAGTAGTCGCTGGCCGAACTATATCTATTCGATATACAAACAAACCACCAACGCTAGTTAATTTAACAGATGTCTTTGAAACCGTAACTGGTCTTCCATCTTCCTGCCGCGAGGTTGTCGTTCTTGGGGCGGCTTACCGCATGGCAGCATATCTTGACCTTGGTCGCATTTCTACAGTATCCGCAGAGGCCGCCGCTGTAGGTGGTCAAGGAGCAAACCCAGTTGGCACTGGTGCAAATATGTCAAGACTTCTTAAACAAATGTATCAAGACAGACTTCTTGTGGAAATTCGTCGTCAACAAGAGCAATTCAAGCCGCGCGTACACAGAACCAGATAGGACAATAAATGACACTTCGCTATTACTCCAGTACTGCGCAAGATACAACTCTTACATTTAATATCACAAATGTAACATCAACCATGTCTGTAGGTTCCACCGTTGGCTGGCCAACTCAATACCCATTTACGCTTGCTCTTGATTACAACAACGCAAACGAGGAATTGGTTGATGTAACGAACGTATCTGGTCTTGTAGTTACAATAACTCGTGGTGTTGATAGTTCTACGGCTATTTCACACAACGCCGCCGCTCCTATTCGCCACGTAATTATTGCTCGTGATATACGCGAAGCCAATGCTCACGTCAATTCAACAATTGGCGCACATGGAGCACTTGATGTTCCAGGATATACAACCACCGTAAATACTGGTGGTACTACAAACCTCACCGCAACATCAACCACTCTGCAAGTTTTTACTGGTTCCTCTTTTGGACAATCTGTTGCTCTTCCTGATGTTGCAACTCTAAATATAGGTCAAAGATTTGAAATTGTCAATTATTCCAATTTTTCAGTTTCCGTCTTGACGTTTGCATTAAACAACCTTGGGTCTGTGGCACCAAATTCAAAAGCAATTTTTACATGTGCTTCAAACAGCGGAAATACAAGCGGTTCTTGGGTTTGGTATCTGTTTACTGGGTCAAAATTTTACACTGGAACTGCAACCAATGGTAATTCCTATGCCGTATTGCAAACGCAACCACAAATAAATCAGCCAACATTTGCAGATGTAACAGATGCCACAAAAGGTGTAATTGTAAATACCTCTGGTAACACAACCGCGACTACTGGTACTTTGGCAACTCAATTTACAACCGCCAAAACAGTCACAATTCCAGATGCAACAGATACACTTGTTGGTAGGGCAACTACAGATACTCTTACAAACAAAGACCTTACTTCGTCTACCAACAAGATTAACTGGTCTGCTTTTGCTGGCAAGAACGCCATCATCAACGGCGGTATGGACATATGGCAGCGCGGTATTTCTATCGCAATCCCTGCATCTCAAGTTTATAGTTCCAATTACAACGCAGATCGTTGGTGCACAGGAACGGGAAATACCAACCAAGCAATAACAATTTCGCGCCAAGTAACTGGAGATACTACAAACCTTCCAAACATTCAGTATTGCGCCCGCGTTCAGCGCAACGCTGCACAAACTGGTGTTTCATCTCAAGTATTTACTCAATCCTTAGAAAGTGCTAACGCAATTTCTTTGGCTGGCAAGCAAGTCACTCTTTCGTTTTATGCTCGCGCTGGCGCAAACTATTCGGCAACTTCCAACGCTCTAGTGCCTATTATCTACACAGGCACAGGTACCGACCAAAATGTAAATGCTGGTTATACGGGAGTGGTTTCAACTCCTTTAACAACCGCTACTCTTACAACCACATGGCAACGCTTTAATGGAACAATGACTTTGCCAAGCACGATTACGGAATTATCAGTCCTTTTCCAATTTACCCCAACAGGAACCGCGCTGGCCAACGACTACCTTGACATTACAGGCGTACAACTAGAACTTGGCTCAACCGCTACCACCTTCTCTCGCGCTGGTGGAAGTATCGGGGGAGAGTTGGCGTTGTGTCAGAGGTATTACATCAGATGGTCTAACATTTCTAGCGGATTTTTGGGTGGAACGGGTACGGGCGTATCTACTACGGTGGCGAAAATTGTCCACCAATTACCCGTAGAAATGCGCGTAGTACCGACATCTCTTGATTATTCCAGCGTATCTATTTTTGATGGAGCTGCAATTTTAACGGGTTCAACCCCAACGATTTCGGTGGGTGCGGGTACAAAAACAGTATCCATTGACAACACTTTGGTTAGCAGCGTTGTCCAGTATCGTCCTTATTTCAGCATTTCCAACGGTACGGGCTACATCGGATTAAGTGCGGAGTTATAAAAAATGACAACAACATTTCAAGCCTTTCTTAATCCAGACGGCACTTATTCAATCCACGCCATTATTGACAACGGCAACGACTCTTTTACTTCAATGTCTAAAGACACCTATTTTGCTCAACTAAATAGCGAGCCAACCCAAGCCGATTTAGATGCTATCGCTCAAGCCCAAGCAGATGCC